TATTTGGGTGCCTGGGCAGCGCTATAAAAACCTGTCCTTAGAATCTGGCATGGGTAGTTCCAAGTGCCTAAGTCTTGCCCTAACGTCTATCAAAGGTCGCGGATTCCTGTATCAGGATGAATATTTACCATCAAATGTTTCAGAGGAGACCATTGTTCCGCTGAGTGTTGATGTACACACTAGGTTTGGATTTAAGCGTACTGCGGCGGGTATTTCCAGACCTTCTGAGAGGGTCATAAACCTTAGGACTAGATTTGGTTACGAGGTTGGCGGTTCTGTAGTACACCCAATCCTGGTCTTTACAAAGGATGGGGAGTTTGCATGGAAAAAGCTTCCGGACGTAAAGGTCGGAGATGTTTTGTGTGTAGAGCGTAACCACGCCGGGTTTGGAACTGATAAGCCAATAGAGTTTCAACCAAAAGAGCGTAAGAGAAAGGTAAACCCCTATAAACTGCCAACACACATGTCTCCTGAACTTGGCCGTATTCTTGGTTATCTGGTTGGTGATGGCGGTGTAAACCAGTCTTCTTCTATTGTTCTGACTTCTATGGATCAATCACTAATAGAAGATTACTGCCAAATCTTTGAAAAACAGTTTGGCGTAAAACCTACTGTAAGACCTTACTTGGATAATACTAAAGTTAACTGTGTGTCTTACCATTCTGTGGTCATAAGGGACTTCTTAGAGTCTCTGAGTCTCAATCGTACAACTTCTTACACTAAGAAGATTCCCGCTGCAATAAGAACATCATCTAAAGAGACTGTGCGGCATTTCTTGCGGGGTTTGTACGACACAGATGGATTTGCCAGCTGTAGTACTACTAAGGGCAAATACGGCCTCAAGAAGCGTCTAACAGTAGGGCTTGCTTCCACTTCTGAGCAGTTACTTAAAGAAGTACAGGTATTACTACTGGGATTTGGGATTGTTTCAAGCAGAGCTTACTACACCGGTAACTACACTAAAAAAGACGGCACTACCAATAGCTATTGGACGTTACATATTTACGGTAGGAACGCACGTAGATTTTTTAATAGTATTGGTTTTGGTCTTGAACGTAAGCAAAGAATTTTAGAAGAGGCTCCTGACACTCTAGTTGATACAGTAGATAAAGTTCCTTATTTGCATACCATGCTAAAAAAGATGAAACTAAAAGAAGGAATGGTTGCAAGGGGTTCCGGTCGTGTTGACAAGTGGGGTAGTATACGCCGCCAATGCGGCGGTACTTTGCTAAGAGAGAATCCGGATAGTCAATCTGGCATAACTTATAACAAACTTCTAGAAATTATTAACTACTTCAAGGAAGTAGATGGGTGTGAAGAAGAAATCAAGTTCTTGCAAGAACTGCTCACTCAGAACCTGTTCTTTGACCCAATAACAGAAATTTGGGACACTCACGAGCCTACCTACGATATTTGCGTTCCAGAGGTTGCGGAGTTTGTGGCAAATGGAATTGTTTCTCATAACTCCTCAATTACTGGTGGTATGTCTGCTTATGAGTTTTATCGTCTTACAAAGATGGATAACCCTGGAGCTGAATTAGGCTTGATTGCAGGAGACCCTATATTTGTTCTGTCAATTGCAACAAACGAGCAGCAGGCTAAAGATACGATCTTTGCATACACAAAAGCTCGTATGGAATCCTCTGCATACTTTGGAGCAATGATTGAACGGGGTGATATTGTTGTTCAAACCACTGAAATCATCCACAGAAAAAAGAACATTATTTTCCGAGCAGGACATTCCCGAGGAGCCGGTCTTGTAGGTAAGAACCTTTGGGGCCTATTAATGGACGAGGTAAACCGCTTTGCAGTTGAGCCTGGAGCTACCGTAGAGAGCTCAGGACTAGCTCTCTGGAATAACGTCGGTAAGGGTACCACGCGTTTCAAACATCGCTCTGACGGGGGCTTGAAGATTGCTATTGGATCTGCATGGCAAGAGAGTGACATGTCCGACACTCTGTGGAAACAGGTTGAAGAAGGTCGCTTGGACGCCAAAGAAATGCTGTGTTTCAGGTTGTGTACTTGGGATGTAAATCCTAATTACAGTGGTCGAGAGGATCCTCAGTTAGCTACATTCTATGCCAGCGATGTTATTGGATCTATGCGTGACTACGAGGGTGTAAGGCCTGGCGCGCAGTCTGATTTTTTCAACAAAGAAATCGTCAATATGTACTCTGTACAGCAACCTGTTGCACAGTACGTTCAGAAGAAGATTCATACAGGACAGGGTGTTGCGCTTATTACTGAGGATCAGGCTCGTGAAATGCGGGCTGACCAATACCGAACATTTGTTGCCGTAGATTTGTATAATCTACAAGAGATGGATTTCCCAAATTTTTCGTATGCACATGCAGACCCCGGTTTAAAGAAGGACAGTTTTGGTTTTGCGTGTGGGCATGGTGAGCCTGATCCAGACGGTAAAGGGCTAATCGCTGTAATTGATCTGGTTTTGGAGTGGGAGCCTGAACTTGACCCAACAAATCCAAAACTAAAAATCCCCGTGAACCTTCAGGATGTAGAAGAAAACATCTTGAAAATCAGCAATGCTAGGCATGTTCGGCGCCTGAGCTTTGACCACTGGCAATCCGGTGCTGCTATTCAACGGCTTTATACACAGGGCATCATTACGGAAGAGGTCACGTTTAGTGCGCCAATCCAGCTAGCCATGTACGAAACGCTACGTCACCGACTTGATAACGGTTTGGTGCGTTTGCCAGACCCAACTTCAAGTAAGGCTGCAGCCAAGCTAAATGCTGAGCTTACAAAGTTACAGCTGCTTCACGGACGCAAGATTGATCACCCTAAGGGTAACTCTCTTGGCTGCTCAAAAGACTTAGCGGACTGTGTGGCAGCTGTGGTGTACAGGATTGCTCAAGATGAGCGGTCATACGGGCTTGGTCAGCAGGCCGGCGTAAAGATTGACGTACTTGGTGCTACAAAGCTGTCTGAGATTGAAAACAAACTTAGAGGTGCAGGTTTTCAACCAGGTAGGTCAGCGTCTAGGGTTCCTAGAAAGTGGACTTAGTAGCGATTTATAGAGATATCTACGCTATACTAGAGTCATGGTCGTTATAAAGCGATTACTAGAGTTCTGCTTAGTTTTTGTCATTGTTGGAACTTGGAGCTACCTAGTATTCGTTTCTGGTGGAAATCCTTTACCCCTGAACGAATTTGGAGATCTAATCCATGGGTTATTTGGATCTTAGTGATAAGCAGGCAAAACCTGGTAAGGCTCTAAGAGCTACCGTAGATGGTTTACCTATTACTGTTGAGTACGAGAACGATCAACGACACCTTGATCTAGGAAAGATCGAACGAGTAACTATGCACTGGTCCGTTGGGCCCTATGCTATGGCATTTGATGGCTACCACTACAATGTTGTTTTTGATGTAGCACGTAAAAAAGCACATGTTGTCAAAACACTCAAGATTAGCCAATATGGTCGTCATGCCTTTAAGGCTAATAAAAGCAATATCGGTGTTGGCTTTGCAGCGATGATGAAGACCGACCCAGATACGTTAACGGGTAAGTGCCCTATTACTGCTGAGATGCTTGATGTAGCTTCTCAGTTTGTTGCAGAGTTTATGTGTTGGCATAATCTGGACCCACGAACAAAAGACCTTACAGATCACCGTTTGGTAGATATTGAAATTGGTCGTAATCAAAAGTCTGACATTGGTAAGTATTTTCCTGACTTTAAAAACTCAGTTATCAGTAAGTACGATTCTCTTAAATCTGGCAAGTCTAAATTTAGCTATAAGGCTATTTTAGTAGACTAATATGTTCAAGCAGCAGTACGGTATTGGCGATGTAGTTCGCTTGTTCTTTAGAGAAAAGGACCAATCTGCAAATGAACGTGTTTGGGATATCTTTTTAAACTCTAAGATATTCTCAATACGAACTCGTAATGATGCTGACGACGATGGTATCTCAGCACTGACTATTACTCGTGGCACAAATACAGCAATTGACTCAATAAGCTTAGGATCAAAATTAAACATTTCTGGGCTTGTAAATGTCTTGCCCGGAAATGCTCCTAGTGCACCAAGCAACGGCGACATATGGATCACTACCGCTGGGTTGTATTATCGAGCAAACGGTACAACATTTGGTCCTTTAGGTCAGGGATTCGGAGACGGTACAGTAACCAGTGTTGGTTTATCAATGCCGTCAATTTTTACTGTTAGTGGCAGTCCTGTAACCGGTGGAGGAACTTTAAGCGTTACAGCAAATGGTACTTCAGGGGGTATTCCCTATTTCTCCAGTACCAGTACATTTGCAAGTTCTGTAGTACTGACACAATATGCTTTGTTAGTTGGCGGTGGTGCTGGAGCAGGACCTGAGCCTGTCTCTGGTTTAGGGCTATCCAATCAAGTACTCCACGGAAACGTCAGTGGGCCGCCTACATGGGGCAAGGTTGCTCTAAGTACAGACGTTGCAGGAACTTTGCCTGTTTCTAGCGGCGGTACGGGCGGAACAACACCGTCAATTGCACGCACTAATTTAGGCTTGGTCATTGGTCAAGATGTTCAAGCTTACCATCCCAATCTAACAAGTGTAGCTTCTGGAAACTACGTATCAGCTTTTAATACGCGTACTGGAGCTATTTCTCTTACATCTGGGGATGTTACAACTGCTTTGACTTTTACCCCTGAAAATGCTGCTAATAGAGGTACAGCTAGCGGTTACGCATCATTGGATGCTGACGGTAAACTACCTACGACACAGCTGCCAGATTTAGCAATTACTAATACGTTTGTTGTTGCTACAGAAGAAGCAATGTTAGCCCTTACAGCTCAAGTAGGCGATATTGTTGTTCGTACTGACATTGAAACATCGTTTGTTCTAAAGACTGCTGGAGCATCTACTTTAGCAAACTGGCAGCAAATCTTAGCTCCTAGTGGTCTTGCACAGGTTAGCGTCGCACTTGCTATGCCTACAGATGTGTTTAATGTGTCAGGATCGCCTGTAACAAGCGAAGGAACACTTACTGTTACTCTGGACACCCAGACGGCAAATACTGTCTTTGCGGGCCCCTCAACAGGCAGTGCAACTGCTCCTACATTTAGAGCTCTTGTTGCCGACGATATTCCTAATATTAGTGCCAATAAGATTACTTCAGGTACTTTACCCGTTTCTCGTGGGGGTACGGGGCTTAGTTCTGTTGGAACAGCTAATCAAATTCTAGGGGTACAGGATCCTAACTCAGGTGGACTTGAATACAAGACTCTGACTGCTGGTTCTGGTATCAGTATTACTCATGGTGCTGGTTCTATAACCATTACAAGTACTGGTAGTGGGTCCGGAACAGTAACAAGCGTTGGGTTAACTGTACCAACTGGATTATCTGTTACACCGGCATCTATTACTACAAGTGGAACCTTTGCTGTCACTTTAGCTGCAGGGTACAGTATTCCTACAACGGCTTCACAAACTAACTGGGACACCGCATACACAGACCGATTAAAGTGGGATGGTAGTTCTAGTGGCCTCACAGCTTCGACAGGCCGTACTTCTCTGGGTGCAACTACAGTAGGCAGCAACCTGTTTACTTTGACGAATCCTGGAGCAGTTTCGTTTCTTAGGCTAAACGCTAACAACACGGTTACGGCTTTAAATGCTCTAGATTTTCGTTCTGCAATTGGAGCAGGAACTGGTTCTGGTAACGGAACAGTTACAAGTGTAGGGCTTACTGTTCCTACAGGATTATCTGTAAGTCCTGCATCTATTACTAGTTCTGGAACGTTTAGTATTACTTTGGCCTCTGGTTACAGCATACCTACTACTGCATCTCAAACTAACTGGGACACAGCTTACACCGACAGGATGAAGTGGGATGGTAGCGATACAGGATTAACCGCCAGCACCGGTAGAATCTCTCTTGGTGCTAGCACTGTAGGAAGTAATATCTTTACACTTGTTAATCCCGGTGCAGTATCTTTCATGCGTATTAATGCAGATCACACAGTTGATGCATTAAGCGCAGCAAACTTTAGAACTGCTATTGGTGCTGGTAGCGGAGACGGTACAGTAACTGGTGTTACTGCTTCATCACCGCTGTCCTCTTCTGGTGGTGCGGCACCAAACATTACTTTGTCTGGTACTGTTGGCGTTTCTAATGGCGGTACTGGGTTATCTACAACACCAACCAACGGACAATTACTTATTGGTAATGGCACTGGATACACCCTGGCTAATCTAGTTGCTGGAAGCAACATTACGATTACTAACACTGCCGAGGGTATTGAGATTGCTTCTGGTGGTGGAGGCGGTGGCGGGGCTGGTGGCGGTTCCGTAACCAGCGTGGGTCTTAGTGCTCCGGCAAACATATTCAACATTGCAGGTGGCCCTGTCACGACGTCTGGAACCCTGGCCCTGACTCTGGACAACCAAAATGCGAACACCGTGTTTGCAGGACCTACAGGGGGCAGCGCAGCTGAGCCAGGATTCAGGTCCTTGGCTTCTGCAGACATTCCGGCGCTTTCCACGGACACGCTTACATCAGGTACGCTGCCTGTGGCCCGAGGTGGGACGGGTTTAAGCTCATTAGGGGCTTCAAATCAAGTCCTTAAGGTTAATAGCTCGGGCACCGCTTTAGAGTTCGCACCATCTTCTCCTCAACTAGGTTCTAACAGGCAGACGGTTTTAAGCGGCCCCCGAAATGGTTTATACGCAAGTTATCTTACAAGCGGGGCGGGACTTACCGTAGGAATTAACGGTTCTGTTACCCCAGTAGAACTGTCTTTTGCAAACGGGTTTAATAACGGGCCATTAGACTACTTTGAACAAATTACAACAAACGTATCTGGCGCATGGACACTACCGGCAAACGCCACTTCGTATCTTTACATAGAAAGAACTGACGCGAGCGCGTTAACCTACGGAAGCACCACATTACAACCCTACTATATTGATAGCAATACTTACTATACGCAGCTTGTTGTAGAAGTTTATGATTATCACTCCTCCCCGGGCACCTGGAATCACGGGGCTACCCTAAACGAAATTACATTTACTGTCAAAAAAGAAACGTCTGGCTTTGAGTCAGACCAAACGTATTTATACACTGTGTCGAGCACTGAAGCTTACGACAGTAGGATGAACGGTGTCCCCTTTTACTGGAATCACGCGAATTACTTTAATAAAAGTAATTTGAACGATGGCGCTACAGCGTACAGTGTTTCAAACAGCATTTTACTCATGTATGGTCCAACAGAGCCTAGCCCAGCAAGGCCCGGTATGGGGGACTGGGCAAGGTTTTTAATTACGTTTCCTGAGATGCCCGTAGGTGCATTAACTATGACTGTCAATATAGGGGATAGCCAGGGCCATACCCCAGTAACGGTATCAGTGTATGCAGTAACCGGTACGTACAATAAAGCACAACACTTAAACGTAAGAACAAACAGCGGACTTACGTTACTAGGAAGTGTAAGTCCCGGTGATAACGTAACAACTCCTACTACATATACTGTATTTGAAAATCTAAACACAGAGTCTCTTGTGGAGAATCGGTTTAAGTTCGACATTGCCCAGATGAAGATGTATAAGCAAGTAAGTGGTTCTTTAGTAAACACTAATGCAATTTTTGTGGGTGAAGCGACTACAAATGCCACAGGCGTAACAAATCTTGTAAACTACGCTTACCGGGGCTTTTTCGTAACGCCGAGGCAAACGCATGGCGGTAGCAACACGTCGTATAGGTTTAACCACAACCTAGGCTGCTTGCCTCTTTACTTTAGACACGTTGGTATGGTTGGTATAAGTAACCCTACAACCAATGAGTACAACGAGCCCATACACTATGCGACGAGTAGTACAGCATTCCACGGCTCTACTTTAGCGTATGTAGGAACTCTATCAGCTTATATCATGGTCCGAGGGTCAGGTGTAAGGGGTTATGTGGGTAGCTCGACAGCAGCTTTAGGTTGGGGCCGCCTAATTGTCTCGCGAGGTTGGTAATGGGTTATATTAGTGCAGAGCACGGCTTTTATTATGAGGGGGATCCAGCGTTTGGAGACCTAGAAGTACCCCAGCGTCCCCATCACACCTATGAATGGAACGGGGAGGCTTGGCTCCAAAACGTAGATCTTGCTCTTATAGAAATAAGAGAAGAACGCAAACCTTTATTGGAAGAAGCGGACCATAAGATTAATCTGCTAGAAGACCAGGGTCTTGATTCCACAGAAGTCCGCCAGTACAGGCAAGCTCTGAGAGATATGACCAATAACTTTATTGCAGGAACAGTAAACTGGCCTACTAAACCTTGGTAGAAAAATGACTGAAGAAGAAAAGCAGCACATCAAGAACATTGATAACAAAATTTTCTTGATGTTCGGGGTAATTGCTTCTGTCATTACAATACTTCTTGCTACTGTTGCTTTACTACTTGATGTTCACTGGAGCTTCATCTTGGGTATTGGGCTACTTGTAGGTATCATGGTTTCAAAAGCGCATAACTGGCTTACAAGTAAGCTTGCTTTGAAGTACAACCTTGAAACCGAAGACAGTCTTGTTGAAAGACCCTTCAAAACAAAACCAAAATCAAAGACTGAATTGATTGTCTACATTGAACCGGAACCCGCAAAGGACCCATGGATTCACGACGATGATCCCAACGACTATAAGTAGTTATAGTCAGTATTTATAAACTATAGTATTATCTAGATAGGTAATAAAACTAGCCCGGAGGCTTTATCATGCTAAACGAAGCAGTTGAACAGACTGAGAAAGAGCTGCAAGCTAATCTTGCAAATAAGGCTGAGCTTCTTGAAACTCTAGAACAAGTCAACAAGAACTTAGAACAGGTCAATAAAAAGATTGAACACGGCAGAATTATTCTGCAGGTTCTTAAGTTTGCTGAAGAATCTACAAATAAATCTGCTGAAGTACAGGCAGAATCTGCTGAAAAATAAAGAAAGGTAAGCCCCGGTAAACCGGGGCTTTCTTATGACTTCAAAAGTATTTTTAAAATATCTGTATTTCTCAACTGTTATCTGGCTTCTATTTATTACATTTGTTTTTTATTTTGTAGTTGGTGTGTTTGGTGCACCCGGGTGGTTTTCACCAGCAGTTGGACTTGGATCAGTGTTACTAGCTAGTTTTTGTTATTTCTTGCTAGTTTTATACATTAATTATTATAAGCTTTAAGAATTGTTTTTACGATCTCAGATCGTACTACGTCGGTAACAGCAAATCTAAAGATTGAAATTTCGCTGTTACCTTCAAACCTTGTAAGATCTCGAATACAAGACTCTTCAACAGGAATATCACACTGGTGTGGATCTATTGTTACTACGGCTGTACAGTTTTCACCGATTCGGGTTAGAGCCATCTTGAGCTGTGCTGGCGTAGCATTTTGCATCTCGTCCATGATATATACAGCATCTTCAATGGTTCGACCACGTAGGTAAGTAAGGCTTGTAATTTCAATAATGCCTTCTCGCATGAGAGCATCAAGCTGAGGCTTACCAAGAATTTTCTCAAATGCATCAAGTACTGGGCGTAAATAAGGGGCCATCTTTTCAGATAGGCCCCCGGTAAGATAACCGATTGAGTCGCCCGCTTCTACTGCTGGTCGTACAGCAACAATCTTTTTGATTTCACCGCGACGAAGCATGTCTACGGCATAGACAACTGGCAAGAATGTTTTACCGGTTCCTGCAGGCCCAATTAAAAATGTAAGGTCGTAGTCTTCAATTAAGTTCAAGACTACTTTTTGGTTTACGCGAGGTGTAACTTGTACACACTTCAAGCGTCTAAGATTTATTTTTTGTGGATTAGGAATATCATCATCGTCCCTGAACCGCGAAGAAGATGGTCTACCTTCATTATGACGCTGGCTAGAACGATTTGAATTTTTCTGTGCCACTTTTATACCCTTTTACGACAAGACCCATAATAAAAGTGTAACCGATGAAGGGCTTTTATACCCCTCATCGGTTACTGTTTGGTCATGTTTTATTAGCTACATTTGCTAGTAAAGCACCGAGGACAAAACATGCAGCCCTCAGAGAATACCAAGGTACCTCCGCATTCTGCACACTCTGGGCTGTGACCTAAGTCACGTACTGGATCTAGGCTTACTGGTGTGTTTACAACAGGTGCACTGGGTACACGGTGCTCTTTATATAGAACACCTACCTGTTCTAATTGTGGTTCAGGCTGTGAACTTGTTACACCGAGTGTTTCTGGGCTCGCTTCAAGTACCTTACCAATAGCATCAGGGATGCTAAGGGTTTGCTTAGGACCAAAGCCATTTGGGCTACCACCACGAATACCGCGGAGGCTTTGGCTTAGATCTTCAACAGGTGTATGGTGCTTGAGTGCAACTGAGATAAGGCGACCAATAGCTTCTACGAGAGAGCTAAGGACACCCCCACCCTTACCAAGATTTGCTAGGACTTCACGAACACCCTGTGAGTCATAGTTTACTTGGACGTATAGCTTGCCCTGTTCTGTTTCGATACGGTCGTTGAATCCAAAGAGCCTGTTAGGACGCTCACGGGGTTCGTGAACCTTCATGACCTTTTCTACAAGCTCAATGATGCTGGTTTCATCTGCACTGGAAAGCCCAGTTGATTCTGGTGTAGCTGGAGCACTCGTAACTGCTAGGGGCTGGAACTGGCGGCTGTTATTACGGTAGATAGTTACACCCTTGCAGTTGGTCTTGAGAGCAAGATCATAAACACGTGCTGTTTCTTCGACTGTATAGTTCTCAGGAGCGTTTACAGTCTTGGAAATTGCACTGTCACAGTACTTCTGTAAGGCAGCCTGCATGAGTACATGATCTTCTGGAGAAATATCCCCAGCGGTTACAAATACTTGTGCGAGTGGTTCTAGTTCTGCAGGTAGTCCAGGAACCCTGGCCAATGCATTGATTAGTGAGCCTTCATTCTTGGTTACTTCTTCTAGTACATGATTCTTGACCTCTGCAGAAAGTCCAAGATTATCTAGAGCCGCCAAGAAAATCTTGTCGGTTTCAATCATCTGGGTTTCTGCCTGGAATCGCTTGAATGCAAGTGCAAACAATGGCTCACAACCACCGCTTGTGTCAGCAACCATGGAGATAGTGCCTGTAGGTGCAATTGTTGTAGTTGTGCTGTTACGAATACCGTGTTGTTCAATCTGGTTTAGTACCTGCAAGTACCCATCACTAATCTCTTCCATCCCAGACTCCAGAGCGCGATTTGAACGCTCCTGAAGATCCTTGCGGAAGAATTCCATGGACTCGTCAAGATTATCCATGAAATAGGGATAAGCACCCCTCTCGCGTGCCAGCTCCGTGGAGGCAGCCTTTGAGTGAAGGTCAATAAATGCATAGACATGTTCAGCCATGGCACGACCCTCTGAGCTGTTGTAAGCAATGTTTAGCTTACAAAGCATTCGGGCAAGCCCCATGATACCTAAACCAAGCTTACGAGTCTTAAGGGTTGTTTCACGAATTTCAGGAACCCGTGGAACATACTCGTTTGCATCAACAACGTCATCCATGAATTGCGTTGCAAGCCAAACAGCTTCTTGAAGCTTTTCGTCATCAAGAAACGGCTTGTTATCTTCTCCATAGGAAACCATGTTATCTAGAGTGATAGACCCTAGATTGCAGGATTCATAAGGATTTAGGGGCTGTTCCCCGCAGTTTGCAGAAAGGATTGCGTCATTTTCACCACACATTACAAAGTAACGGTGGGTATCATCTACTGTTCCGTTGTAAACATCAGCAGTTTTTTCTAGCTTGGTGATTGATACAACTTTATGGTTTGCTACCGCTTCTTTTGATCCAGGTCGTACCCAGCCAAGACGCTTCATTACAGTGTACTTGCTACACCCAGTAACCTTGGCAATGTCCTTATAGGACATTCCTGAAGCTCTTAGTGCTTCAAGTTCCTGGTCGTCGATGTCTGTGCGATACCTGCCATTGTCTTGTCCAGCAGTAGGTCTACCAAAAAGAGGATTTCTTTCATCCCAAACACCTGACATTGGATTATTGATACCAAGCATGTGTTCGCTGTTGTGCTGAGATGCCAAAATAATTTCTAGATTATCTGGAAGGTTATTAATATTATTATTGTCAATATGGTGGCAATGCTCAGTTGGGTAGCTAGGCCTACGACCCGTATTCCAAGATACTACTACATGATGTTCCATAGGAGTATCAACACCGTTTGTAAGTCGTAGATAACCCTTGCTACTAGCGCTATACCGGTAAACACTACCCAGTGATACGCCAATTTCCAGGTCCTTTGCCATGACCTTGTTACCGTTCTTGAGGTAGAGATTGTGGTTAGGTGTAAGCTCAAGAACAGTCCCATCATCAAGGGTTACGGCCAAGATCTCAGCGTTATTTTTTGTCAGTCGGGGATTACGCATCATCTTGAATACCAGCTGGTTGTTGGCATCCTGTGACAGTACAGGAATATCTTCCCCGGAGCTAGCTAGTTCAGCAAATGTCTTGGGACCATAAATGGTCCAGACCTTTGTATCACCAGTCCAGCACGGATTCGTTGCTTCGTAGGGACCAAGCTTAGGCGTAGGATTATGCTTATTCATACGATCCAGGAATACAATTCCTGGTTCACCGGTACTGTGAGCACGGGTGATAATACGATTCCAAACATCCTTTGCACGAAGCTTACTACCGGTTGGACCATCAGCAGGATCAACAAGTTCAAACTCTTCGTCAGCACCCAGAGCTTTTAAAAAGTCGTCTGTAACGCCAACACTAACATTGAAATTTGTAAGCTTGCTGAGATCCTGCTTGTAGTCAATAAACTCAAGAATATCGGGATGATCAACCCGTAGGATGCCCATCTGGGCTCCGCGACGAGTGTTGTGCGATACAAATCCATTTGCAAGGTATGTGTGGTTGTCTTCGACACAAAGGTCCAAGGTTAGAACCTTACCGCCCTCTTCGATGGATTTTACAGACCAGTAGTACTCGTTGTAGTTAGATTCATTTCCGATTCCAAGACGGTCTAGTGAAGAAGCCTTAAGCATACGCTTGCCATTCATGTAACGAAGGGCTTGCTTACGCTCGTAGCTTTCACGGCTAGATGTAGTCGTAGTAAGAATAGGCTCTAGTGCTTCAGAAACATTAGGAATTGGCCAAGCCATTTCGCGGTTGGTATCAACCGTAACATGGTTTAGGAGTTCAAACCTACTACCCTCTAGAATAGGAATGTTCTGGATAAACCGTTCCAAACCCTTTCCAGAGTAGATGCGTAGAATACCAGAATAGTTCTGGCTGTATCGATTATCAGACTTAGTAGTTTCAGACAACTTGGCTGGAATACCCATCCCAGTAAGTAGAACCTGAATATCTAGTAGTAGCTGCTTGCTTGAGCTTACAAGTGAAGGACGATTTTCATGGATTGATCCATCTGCTTCGATAAGTCCTGAGATAAATGCTGATACTACAGTCTTGGGGCTCATTCGAATAATTTTAGGTACTGAGATATTGTTTGAGTAATCTTTGTCAAGGTTATTTAAAACAAGCCAATCATGGATTTGCTTTGAATGTCCAATTAGACAGTACGACCCATCATTTGGCTTTTGCTGTGTCTTGAGATTAATATTAAATAGTTTCTGGAAATAATTTTGTAGATTATGTCCAGCTGGCGAATTATGTGAAACTGCAAATCCAAAACGATAAGAGCCGTCCTTTGAGACAAACCCATCTCCCCACAGATAGCCAAGTACCCAGGCAAGTTCCTCGTTTAGTGTTGAGGGGAAATTGTAGGTCTTGCTGGGATAGTTGTAATCACCTGTAACAGGCATTAGTTCCTGATAGGTTCCCCACATGTGGGCTTCAGGGTTCATGACCTGGATCACGTGATCATCGGTGGTTAGTTGGTCAAATCGGACCCAGTCTCGGGAACCGTCTGAGCGTAGAACCTTGACCTTGTGGTTGGGTGTGCCCTGGAGTGTGGCGCCATTTTCAAGGGTAATCTTTAGGGTGTTTGCAATACTGTTGTTCCAACCTGAGTGGGCATTACGCGTGCCTTCGTCAGTTAGTACTTTTACATTTAAGTCATTGTACTCAAGGTCCTGGCTGTTCACGAGTTCTGAAAGCCTTAGCAAACCAAGTTCAGTATGGACAAGTGTT